ATATTGAGCGGGGTTTTATGTGCCGTAATCCGTTGGGCAAAAAGGAAATGTAAATTACTCAATAAAAAACCCGCTTACCTCTCCCAAAGTAAGCGGGTTAAATTTGCGCTTTATTACTAATTCTTTAATTCATCTTTATTTTTCACAGAATATAATCCCATTGTTTCACTATGATGAATAAATCACTCAATTTCTTAAATATCACTTAACTTCTTTCAAGCAATCACGACACACCTTGATCTCATCACCATCAATCGTGTGATCTATCTCAATTGCACCATGAAGGCCAAATAAACACATTAACAATCGGAGCATTACTTTTCTCCATGCAAAAAAAAGCCCACCTCAGCAGTAGATTGATGTGGGCTTAAACTAAGGACCTTGGAAGGTCATTCAGAAACTACAGCTGTTTCTAGCAGCAATCATGCATACTTATTCGTGAATTTTTTGTGAAAAATGAATTAAGAATAAATCAATATTTTATGAATTAACTTTAATTGAAATCTGGGTGGCGGCATTCAATACAAACCACTAGGAATAAAGAAACCGCCATACAAGCCCCGATATTGCTTACACAAAAAACATTTCTCGGAGCATTAAAAATGCTCACATTTCTGTGAGCATTTGTTGTAATTCTCGTCTTTCCGAGTGTCAATCGATTTACCTAGTTAGATGATCTATAACAACATCTAACCTAATGAAAAAATTACTCGATATTTGCTATTCAATCAATCATTTTATTTCGTATATTTTTGATAAATATCACGTTTAATTCACAAAGGATATGATGTTTGATTGAATTATTTGCGTTTACCTAAGACATAAAAAAAGCCCACATTATGAGGGTTAATATGGGCTCCCTTATCATTTGCGCTGATTTGGGTAAATGTGTCGCTATATAACAACGGAAAAAGAATAAATTGATTTAATAAAAATGCTAATTTATTTTCATTATATGTATTTAAAATACATTTAAAAAAGTTATAACGATAGGAAAGCCCTCTCCGCGGGGCCAAACGCTACTCACAATCACATCAACCTTACATGCACGGTCAACTTCACTTGCTTTCATTCTCATTAAGGTCGGGTTGCCAAGCCCTAGCTGGAATTGCCTAAAATAACTAGGCGTTTACTCAAGGCATGTTCTGTAAGCCGGCACACTCACAGGATATGATTGCCATATTTCAGGCAACAAAAAAGCCCGATTATTTGACAGGGCTTCGATGTATGTAAATATCTGGGTGGCGGCATTAAAATTTAAACCACTACGATTAAAGTTAAGCCGCCATTGGGTGCCTTGATATTGCTTTCACGGAACATTTCTCAAGGCATTAAAAAAAGCCCATCTATTGATGAGCTTTTTACGGTAATCAAGTGAATTACTATAACTTCGTCCACTATAACAGAAATATGCCATACCCTGTCTGGACAGTCAATTGATTCTTAACCTTTTATCATGTCCATTTAAAAAATACTTGCCTGCAAAAATCATGTTATCAATTGAGGTTTTCCCAAGCTTGAACTCATTCGCCATCTGTCTTAGAGACATACCCCTTACGTTCTTATCAATGAATAGGCACAGCGCTGCTTTAGCTGAATCACAAATACGAGTAGAGAATTTTAAGTCTACTATTAACTTACGCACTTCTTCTGCTTCATGATCTGTGATTTTGCAGATCACGGCGTCTTTACGGCTACTCTCATACCCTTTGTTATTTTCACAAATCAACCAATAAATCTGATTTACACATAAGTTATCAGGAGCATTTCCCGATGCCATTCGACAGGTTTGGACATATGCACCATATTGCTTAAACCATTCTTCTGCCGTGAACTTAGACCAATCCATAACTGTTGTTTTTACAATTGCATTCATCCCAAATCCCCTACCATCTTCTCTATTTGCTCAATCGCTTTGCCGCTTTTCACTTGCTCGGTGCTAAACCGTATTACTTGATAACCCACCATTGTTGCTGCGTTGTATTTTTCTAAATCACCTAAATAACCCGCTCCTCTTGTGTGCCTGCCATTACTCCAGATCCCGCCTTCCACTTCGACCAATATCTTTTTGCCCTTCAAATGAAAATCTGCTCTCCATTTACGTGAAGGGTGGAACTTAAACTCCTGCTCAAACTCAATCTTTAAAGCTCTCAGAGCAGTGGCCAATATCACCTCACCCTCACTCTGTACCTTTTCACCTTTTACCTTTGGGCGCTTAGATCCTCTTTTAGGTTTATTCGCTCCGATCATCTTTTTGTATTCAGCAATGGAGTAGCTGCTAGTCAAAGTACCCGCTCCAGCATTGCTAGGCATGAACGGTATGCAAATACACGCTCATCCAACCCATCTTTTATTGCACTACCAAGGGAAGCTTTTAGGCTGGCAATTAAGTGAAGATGCCTTGCATTCAGTTTTGCCCATTTCGTTTTATATTCTGAAAGTTCCTTTTCAAGCATCTCTAAACGCTCAACAGCCTCTTCATGTGTAAGCTTGTTGAAGCACTCACCGTCATAGCGACAAAAGCCAAGCTCTGGGCAATCCTGTGCAGCACTTTGACAACGTGCCAATGCATTTCCATAAGTGTTGTCATCAGCACTCATAAGGTCGGCTTCACATGGAATGCGATTCACCCCTTCACCTCAAACAATTGTTTGGCCTTCTCAGATGGGATAAAACCTGCAGGTGTCGCGTCATCACGTAACACGTATCCAGCCTGAAGCAATTGATCTAAATAGCGTTGAACTGTGCGTGTAGTCATACCCATCATGCCTTGCACATCGACAACACTGGTCTTACCTCGTTTAGCCAACATCTCCTGCAAAACCAAGATCATTCGCTCACCCTGTCTTACAGCTTGTCTTGCACTGAAATTTTGCTGTTTCATGCTGTAGCTCCCATAAGCGTTCCAGTAAACCCAACTTGCTTGAGGTATGACTCCCATTTCTTCGCCTGTGCTGGGTTCATCAGCTTGATTTTGATTCTTGATGCCAGTTGCTCGTATGAGTCACCCGGAGCGCTGTGCTTGCTTGCGAACTCAGGTAGGTGTGCAAGTTTCTGGGCGAACGCCGAGATTTGTTTTTCAGTGAGTTGCTTCGGTTCACGTTTGGTATTCGTAGAGCCACTTGCTGTAGATCCATCCACCATCGTTTTTGCAGCAGCTTGTTTTTCGTATTTGAAATACGCACGAATCAACCAATCAGCAAACAGGTAGGTCAAGAATTGCGGATTATGATTTTTGCCTTCATTGAAATTTTCAAATGCTGAAAGCTCTCGAGTAAACCAAGTCGCATCTGTGATTTTCTCAACAGGAATTGAATCATTTGCCAAAGCAATTTCATCTTTCAAAGTTTTTAAAACAAACCAGCTCTCTTTTTTATTTTGATAGTGTTTTTTGATAGTGTTAGTTTGTGGGTTAAAATTCTTTACCACTTGCGGTAAAAATTCTTTACCACCTGTGGTTAAAATATTTGACCACTTGGTGTTTAAGGTGGTTAAAAATATTGACCACATTGGGAATTTATCCACAGTAGTAAGGTGGTTAAAATTTTTAACCAGTACAGATTTCTGATTACCAAGATTTAAATAAAATTCGCCTGCATTTTGAGCTGTATTTTCTCCATATCCGAAGTGGTAAAAATTTTTAACCACCTCTTTTTTGAACAAAATTAAAGTCTTCACTAGTACTTTTTTAGATGGGAATTTAATGATATTCCCGATGTCATAGTTATCGACTGGCGAAAATACATTTCCATATTTTGATTGGTGGTGCTTCTTGATCAGCCCTACTTCTTCAAGCTCAGTTAAGCACTTAATCACTGTAGGACGACTTTTCCTAGACAAGCTTTCCAACTGGCGTAATGAAAGTGCATCACTCTCCTTCGTCCAACCACGAGTTTTACGGATAATCAGGAGATAGATCTTCACAGATGCATCGCTGATCTTATTCATTGCTTCATCCACAAACGCATTAGCGACCATGAATGAGTTCGGTATAAATTTATTACTCACTCTTCACCCGCCTCTTCAATGGATTTAATGAAACGCCCAAACATAAAAATCTGTCCTGCTCGATGCAAGCTTGAAATGATTTCACCTGCATACCAAGCTGAAATGCGATGATCATTGATCAGCATTTCCATAAACTCGTCTCGCGTGACGGCAGCATTCTTTTCATCACCGTTTACCTTGCGTAGGTTTGCCCTGCGGATCTCCAGCAATCCATCCAATGTGCGAAGCACTGGCTCGTACCATGATTGAAGCTCAATCACCTGCTTATGCTCAGGCTTCTTTTGAATGGCCTTGTTTGTAATCATGGAACCTCCGCTAAGGCTTGTTCAGCTTTGGTGAGACGGCGTTTTGCATTGAGCTCAATAGTTGAAGCACTACGAACAAACTTTTTGTTTAGGGTTAAGATGCCAATACCGATATACACATCGACGTTGTTCTCATAAACCTCTGTGATTTCATAAATTCCATCAAAGTTGCCTAAAGCTTCATCAAGTACAACGGAATCGCCGATTAAAAAATCCATATTGTCTTCAATGACTTGTTGTGCTAAATTTGTGTTATTCATTAAGATTTACCCTCTGAATTGAATATTTGAAAAGCCTGATCCCCAAGATCAGGCTTTTTCTTTTTGAGCATTTGCTGTGTACTTCTGCATTTGCTTAAGCGCTGCCTGATCTACAGCAGTAATCAACTCGATCAAGCCCTGAGTAATTTGGTGGATCTCTTCGTATTCCGCTGGTGTAATCACCCCATCCTCGTAAGCCTCATACACAACACGGTTTGCTTTTCCGCTCTTAATGTTGTGCTGCATCATTGCCTCAAAGATTGATAGCTCATGATGTTTGCTTGAGTCGCAATCCACTGGCACTAATGCATAACCCATCTGATGCGCCCATACCTTTAAAATTTCTGGGTTCTGCGTATACATCATGATGGTTTCAAGCTTCTTCAAACTCGGTAAGTGATTTGGCATCCCTACGTTGCCGTAGTTGCAAATCGTGTTATGTGAATCACCAGTAACTTGAGCAATTTCCTTTGGTGAAATCCCTTGCGTCTGATTAATCATTTTAAAAATTGCCGTTTGAGCTTCACGACTTAGTGTTATTTCTTGCATTTGTGAAATCCTTGATTTGTTTCACGTTTATTTAAAAATTATTTAGGTGCAAACTTAGTTTTAAGCAGTAAATGCTTGACGGTCAGCTTTTAGCTTGCCTTCTGTTAAAACTTCAAACGAAGCCTGTGTTCGAGGTGGGATGCCGTTTTTTTCCCATTCGGTAATTGTTGAGCGTGCAGCGGCAATCTTTTGTGCAAGCTGCGATTTGTTTTTCACTTTATAAAAAGTAATGAGTTGATCAACAGTCATATTCAAAAACCTGAACTTAATAATTCTATTAATTGAACTCTATGTTCAAGTAATTGTCAATTTTATTGTTCATAATTTTGAACATACATAATAGAGATTTGCCATGTATCAAGCTGTTTCGGATCGAATTCAAAAACGTATGTCTGAGTTAGAGATTTCTCAAGCAGATTTAATGCGTGCCACTGGTGCGGCAAGAGGAACTGTTTCAGGCTGGGTTAATGGTAGTAATAGTCCTAGTGCAAAACACTTGGGAGCTCTTTGTGCTGCTTTAAAGACTACACCGCAATGGTTATTGGATGGAGTATCGACTCCTGAAAAAAGCAATGCAGATTTTGCTACGATGGAAGTAGGTATTTATCAAGCTGGGGATCCAGTTCCTGATGGATATGTTGCTATTGATTATTATGATGATGTATTTGTAAGTGCAGGAAATGGGTACTTAAATCTAGAAAAACCAAGTAATAACAAAATGTTATTTCCTGTTGATTTAATTAAAGAATGCAATGTTGAGCCAGCAACCACCAAAGTAATTCACGTTCGCGGTGAAAGCATGTTTCCTAAATTAAAAGATGGGCAAGCCATATCAATTGATATGTCTGCCAAAACTATATATGACGGTGAAATTTATGCTTTTCAGGTTGGAGATGACACCAAAATTAAATACCTATTCAACTGGAATGAGCAAGGCAAGGGCGGATTTAAGGCTGTCTCTGCAAATTCTGATAAAAATCAATTTCCTGATGAGTATTACTCCCCTAGCCGGATCGAATCAGAAGGCATATCTGTACTAGGTCAGTATTGGTGGAAGCAGGTTGTAAAGCGAATTCGACGCTAACAATAGGATTGATATAAGAAAACCATTAGTACTGAGACTTATCTTAAATGCAATTAGCCCATCTATACGGTGGGTTTTCTTTTACCTTACAAATCATAAGTTCATTAAATTGAATTTATTTTACATTATTAATTGAACATTATATTGACAACTTAGTTCAATTAATTGAACATATATCTCACAGACATTAAAAAAGCACTCAAGACTTCGAACCCTTTGAGTGCTTTTACAGAAACTGCGAGATCAATTATGAACAAAACCTTATCCCCTTTCAATACCATCAAGATATCTCTTGGTGTAGCTGCTGTAACAATAGGAGTGCTTAGCTGTGGGTTTAAAACCGCACCGCAGGCTGCTCAACCTATCGTTGCTAACGTAGCCCCTTCTGAATATCAACTCCTTGCTTTACGTATGACTGGTGAAAACCACGGCGAAGCTGTTATTCGTTTAGATGGTTTCCGTGTTACTGCGCGTTTTGAAGTTGAAGCATTTCAAGACAGCTACGGCGTACCGGGTAGTGAATTCACAGCTGTTGATGTAACCAACCTAGACAAAGTGACCGTTTCAGATGCCTTAGGCAATCCATATAACGACTTCACAAACCACATCGACCACCAGAACTTCAATGCCCTCATCAAAGGCTATATCGAAAAACATCGTTTAGTGGAGGCAGGCTAATGACTACTTCTACTCAAAAGTTTTCTGAGTTCATCAGCCAAGATGACGAAGGCAACATTCGTATGCGCTTAGGTCATTCAACCTACTTTGAAAAAGGCAGCCATATCTATGTGGTCAATAAGGATGGTACCGAACAGTTAATCACGCTTGAGGTTCATGCTGCTAAACCTTGGATCCGTGAAAACTTTGAACGTGAACGAGCTTTCCAACAAAGGAAAACCATGGCTATTCGCCTTCAGAAGTCACTCACACGTTCTTATCCAAAATCATATAAACGAGCTAAAGGCTCACTGTTCTGGGCATAAGGAGAATCATCATGACAAATACTAATAACCAAAACATGAGCCTATGGGATTCAGTTTCTATTACTGATCCATCAAAAGTTAAACCAATTACAGGCAAGTCTTACAAGGGTTCGTCACCACAACCCTACTGGTTGGTTAAACGTGCAACTGAAACCTTTGGCCCATGTGGCCAAGGTTGGGGAATTGAAATTGTTCAGCAAGGCTTCCAGCAATGTAATGCTGAGACCATGATGCACTACGCCACTGTCCGTATTTGGTATATGCAGGATGGGAAAAAGTGCTCAGTTGAGCATATGGGTGGAACCATGGCTATGTATAAGACCAATGCAGGCAAAATGGTCTATGACGAAGATGCCCCTAAAAAATCCGTAACTGATGCAATGGTCAAGGCTTTAAGTTTCATTGGATTTGCTGGCGATATTTTCTCAGGCATTTGGGATGACTGGAAGTATCAAGAGATGGCGGCTGCTCATTACAACGGCCAACCACAAAATGGAGCTGCTCAACAGAATCAGGCTCAGCATCAACATCAAAACAACCAGCAGTCTAACCAATCGCAGAATAACAACGCTCAGCAATCAAATTTGCACAGTCGTTATAACGCGGCATTAGAATCCATTCGCCATGCGAAGAAACCTGAAACTCTGGATAAGGCGATTGAGACCTTTAATGGCACTCAGTACTTTGCAGGTATTTCAAAAGCTTGCCAAGCAAGAGCGGATCAAATGGGTTGGAATCCAGCGAATCAAAACCAACAACAAGCTTTACACCACTAAATTTAGAAGGATAAGAATATGAACATTTTAAATGGTACTGAAGCTTTCGAAGCAATGATGGCTGGGCGAAATATCCTGTGCCGAGCTGCAGGTGAATTAATCGCTTTTGATGACTTGGACCAGTTCCCTGCTACCATCTTTTCTAAACCCGGTTATGAGTTTTGCATCAAGATCGACACTATCGAAGTTGCGGGCATTACTTTTACAAAACCTTTGACTATTGATGAGTATCAAGAAGGCCAAGATGTATTTGTCATCAATACATACCTTCCATCTATTTACGTAGTTAATTTTAAAACTACTGCGCTTGTTGAATCTATTAACAGTGGCTTTGTCCAACGTGATGCTGAGAATGCCGAACTTCAATTAAAAGCATTATCTAAATCGCTTGGACGAGATATTGATAGTGTTCCAAGCATAATACGCCTTGGCGAAGAACCAAAGAAACAACGCGCTTCACGTAAAAAGGCTGAAAGCAAAGTTGATGAAGTCAATCAATCAGAAATCAATACTGTTGATAAGACCGAATCTATGATTAAACAAGCTGAAACTGAAGACTTATCTGTAGAAGCACTCAAGAATTTACAACAGGATGCAGAGGATCTGATTAAGGGCGTTAATGAACAAATACAAGCAGATGAAAATCGAATAACGCTTTTAAATGACTTGCTTGAACGTGCCTCGAATTCCCAAACACCGGCAGAAGCAAATGCGCTTATTAAATACACCAGTGAATGGACTGAAGAACAACGTAAGCCTTTGCTTAACGCTATTCACTATCGTTTGAATGAGCTCAGCGCTTCCACTGCAGGTAGTGAGGAGCAACCACCATCATTGATGGTGCAAATCGAAAATGCCAAAGATTTCACTGAATTAGATTGTTTGGAAATTGAAGTGTATGGCCGTCATCCTGAGATCCAACCAAAGTTGATGGGCTGTGTGAAGCGACGTCGCTTTGAGCTGGAGAATCAATCTAGTGAGGTGGCTTCATGAAGTTTGAGTACTCAACCTTAACCCGGACGCTCACAGTGTTCGGGGTGAAAATGACACATATTTTCGACAAGGTGAACGCCAGTGAAATTGATGCATTAGTTATTAATGCAAAGTTAAAAGAAGCACGTTGGAGAGATAGAAAATGACTAACCTCCAACACATCGCCCAAGACCTTGCCGAAGAATTTGCACCATTGGTCATAGGCCAGTCAGGTACTACAAAAACATTCACGGCGGAGCAAGCCTCTGCCCTGTACAAGATTTTAGTTTATTGGGGGTATCCCGATGAGGGACCCAAGTCAGAAGTTGAAGTAAAGGAGGTGTCTTGATGGGGGTATTAAAGTACATCATTACAGTTGAGTCAGACACACCTCCACAAGTCATGCTTGGCCAGAACATCGGTGGTGGTATTGTCAAAGAGCTGAAAGAAGTTGAGGCGGAGCTACTTTCAGCTTCGCAACTGGCTCAAAAGTATAATTTGAGCGTAGATACAATTCGTAGAAAACTTAAAGAATTCAATCAAGGAACGGCGGGCAAGTATCTATACAATCCAAAGATTGCTGATGGAATCCTTAGTGCTAAGACTAAACGTGGAACTGGTGGGGCTAGACGCAAAAATTAGCGTCTAGTCATCCAGCATTTTTACTATGTCTTTAACGTTAGGATTGTAGTAAGTGTTGACCAAAACTTTGATTGTTCTATGTCCTGTAATTTTTGCCAAAATCTCAACAGGTACTTTTCTCGTATTCACAAGCCTTGTAATTGCTTCATGTCGAGTATCATGAAAGTGTAAATCTGCTAAGCCTATTTTTGCTTTCGTCCTTTCAAATTGAAGTCTGAATGCATTCTCAGTCATTGGGATCAATCGATCATCATTATGTGAAATAAGCGATAAGAGCTCTCTTGCCTGTCTAGTTAAAGGCACATCCCTGCTTTCACCGTTCTTTGTATCCTCAAGGTGAATATGATCATCAAACATATGCTTCTTTCGAATCGCAAGTATTTCGCCACGGCGCATAGCAGTTTCCATAGCAAATAGAAAAGCCCATGCAACATAGTGACTACTTATTTTTGGCCGTTGGCCAACCTCGTATTTTAGTTCGGCAATAATTTTTTCGATTTCAGACTGGAGAATACGTCTGTTACGTGATTTTGGCTTTTTAGGTTTCTTTAATCCGAAAAATGGATTTTCATTTAATAAAAATAATTCTTTTTGAGCAAAAGTGAATACCGCGCTGTAGAGAGAGATTTCTTTGAGCACAGTGCCATCAGATACTTCAGATTGTCTTTTGTTACGCCAGTGCGTTAGATCCTGTGCAGTAATTTCAGTAATGTCTTTTGCAGCTAATCTAGCAAACCTTTTTTCAAATGAATCCAACTGCTCCCGAATATACTTTTTTGATTTAGTATCCCTTCCATGCGATTTGTAATACATGTTGAATAAATCATGAAAAGTAGTGACAGTCTTTTTCTTAGCTTCTATTTCTTCTTTAGGTGTTGAGTTTGCATCGATGAGCTTATTCATTGCCCAATGTAAACATTCCTGCTCGGTGTCTCTTGTGCAATACTCTCTTTTGCCATGGACCATAATTGATACAGACCAATTACTTCCACGCTGTCTAGGCTTGGGTAATTTCATGCTTGCTCACCATGTTTGTAAAGTTATGTAAAAAATGAGCTCAACGTTTTATTTAAAGCGTTCTGACCCGATTTTTGACACAAATCCTGACACAATGATGACACAAAACGAGCTTTATTTGCGATATTAAATACAGCAAGTAAAGCAAGCGCTGCACCAAGCAGACATTAAAAAAGGCCTATAAGCTACTGTTTTCGCTTATAAACCTTTGATAAATATATGGTAGGTATATCCAGACTCGAACTGGAGACCTCTACGATGTCAACGTAGCGCTCTAACCAACTGAGCTATACACCTGAAGTAGAAGCATAATATTCACTTTTAAAAAGTATGACAAGCGCTATTTCTTGTTTTTTAAAGCAGATGCACAAGTTTTAAGCATTCGTTTAAATTGTTGAATATTTTTTGAATTCAACCTATTGGAATAACGCATTTGTTGATAATAATCACCCGCCTGCTTAAATAAAACTTGCTGTTCAGGTTTAACGTCTTGAGCTAAACGCAACAACCATTTGTTTACCGTTTCGGCATCTTGTTTACGCTGCTCTGCTACTAGGCTTCGAGAAAAAGACTGAACGACAATGTCATATTCAGAAGTTTGAGCACGTTTACACCAAAATATAACGCCCCAGTACAGTAAAACTAATCCACCGATGCTAATCATAATCAGCAATACCAATGCATAACTAGATTGGAGTCCTAGCTTCTGTAGCCAACCTCGTTGAGTCTCTGCATTATAACCAACCACCTTACTTTGCCATTGGTAACTTGCATAGTCGCTCCAAATGCGCATTTTGTTTAATACCGAATAGCGCTGTACATTCCATCGACTACTCTCACCCCAAACACTGGCATCTTG